CCAAGCCCCATCCTGACGGCATAGGGCGTGCTGTTTTTGACATTGTTGACCGACCATGAATACCACGGATGCCATTGCGTATCGTAATCCGGCCTGAATTCAACTGTGAAATTGACCAGACCGATGATGTTTTGGACATAAACCTCACCATCCTCCGACCGCAGTAAATCGTATTCACCCGAAGTTTCGTTCCGACCGAAAAGCACCGAGGATTCAAACTGCCATGTCGTCCGAGTCGTGCCGGTAATGTCCTGACCATCTACCGTGGTAAGTAATTCCGATAACCCGACGGTTGATGTGGTTACTCCGTTTGTGGTTGTCTGATTCGATGTGAACTCAAAACATCGGACTTCACTTCCGAAAATTCCCGTCATCCATTGCAGCGTGTTCAATCCTGTCCATTCCCCCTCCCAGACTGCGGGAGATTTAGTCTGCAAATTGCTGACTGTATCAAGATTCATCACTACGGAGTTCTGAAAATACGCGCCTTTGGTTCCACTAACGGGAGAGCAACCGAAGATAACGCGATTGTCGAACTGCACCGATGAGCAGAAATTGAGAAGACTTGGGGTGTCACCGTTGATTACCCGTCCGACTTCTTGGCTGCAAGGCGTGCTGTTCCATTTGTAAAAGTCCAATGAAGCAATGGTCATGGAACGGACGCCATCGGGCGCACGGAACAGGATGTCGCCGTTCACCGGAATTGTTGACCACTGCGATAATCCGCCAGCACCAATAAGCGACACTGTGACAATCGGAGTTGTCAGACTTGGCCATGTGGTCATGTCCGCCGGGGCACTGACGCTGAAAACGCTTTGCGTTGTAAAGACTTGAAGTGGTCCCTGCCCAAGCTGGACGTTCATCGTTGGCGCGACAACCAACGCCCTGATTATGCCGTAGTTTCCGGGGATGCTAAACGTGCCACCGTTGGACAGAAGCGTGTTCTGCATCGTGTAGAGGATGGCGTCAAGAAAACCGTTTGCCGCCGTGCCACTCGATCCGCCAACTGCGTCACCAGCAACAAACTGTGTGCCGTTGGGAAGCGATGTCCAGATTCGTCCTTGGCAATATGTCCACGCCTTGCCGCAGGGTATTCCGATTACAGTTTGAACGACGACATTTTGCAACACAACCCCGGCGACGACTGAATTGTTTGTCAGGTAATAGGTCGTAGCAGTAGATGGTGAATCAATAGTGCATTGCAAATTAGCCGCTGGACTGGTTGTGTTACTGCCGACAAAAACAGTCGCTCCCTGTGTTGAAGTGGTCGGATAAGACGCACCTCCTGAAAGCACAACCGCCAATGCTGTATTCGGAAAGCTGTAAGTTAATCCTGTCCCGCCAATGGTTCCAATCGGAGCGTAGCTGACAACCGGCACTGTGGCTTGCGTCTGGTATTGAAGCGTGATGGCTGTGATTTGAGAATTACTTCCGTAGGGGTCGGATGGAAGCGGAATGGTGAAACTGCCCGATGCAATCATGGATGGCGTGATTGCACCAGAAGTTACTTGAGTTGTTGCTCCTGTGGGTTGCAGAGGACTGCCATATGGAGAACCCGTCAAAGCAGCCCACTGTGCAACCGTTGCGACCGCTACCAGCGAACCCGCGACAAAGCCAGTCGTGTTTTGCGCGTTGTTGGCATCGGCGGTATTAACGGTCGGGTTTGGAGAATACGCAATCGGATAACTCCCGCCGATATTTATAGTCGGATTGCTTATTGGGTAATTTGAATTTTGGAGAAAAATCGTGTCCCCGGTTTTAACAGTTCCCGTTGCTGCCGAAGATAGCACCGCACCGCCGGTCATTGGCGGAACAATCGTAAGTGCCATCTGGCCGATGTATTGATTGCCAGCATACGCGGGCGTAACAGGACTTATCCCCGCCGTAATACCACCCGATGGCGCATAAAGGGCAACCGGAATGTTGAAGAACTTCGGGTCAATAGTTGTGATGTCGGTTGTCACTACCGCTACAATGACACCGCCAGAAACAGGAGCTACAAGCGCGGTTCCATTCGAGAATGTTCCAACGACTTGTTGCAGCGAATACGAGCGGAAAGATTTGTTGCCATCAAACACCAGCGGGTTAGGCGTTGTCCCGTCCTGCACGATAAGATAGTTTTCAGCCTGCCCAAGCCACGCCTGCGGTGCAGTCGCCGAGTTCAAATCAGGAACACCCGCGCTTATGATTGGCGTGTATTCCTTAACCGCAATCATTCCTGGTGAAACAACGTAAGCTCCTACAATGCTGACCGAGAAATCCGGTGTGAATCCGAACAGCCGTCCGCTGATGAGCGCAAAGAATGTCGGGCCGGGTAGAATTGAACTTGCATTGGGCTGATATGCCTGTGGTGTTGCACCTTGGAAAAGTCCGTTCTGAACGAAGTAGGAAACTGAATCTGTCCCGCCGATGACCAGAATCCCGCCATCCGAGAAATTGTAGGAAAGGATTTTTGGCATGGGGCCGATAAACCCGCCGCGAACCGTAGAGTTCACTGCCCACGCGAGCTTGTCTTTCTTGAGCAAGTGCGGGTCAACCCCGCCGTCAATGCCGCCCAAAAAGTTGCCGAGAAAATCTTTTAGAAATGCCGACTTTGTTGCTGTTCTAGCCATCAATTCATATAACTAATCTTTGTCTTATGGATTTGCAAGATGTATTGTTGGCTCATGCTTAAATATGGAGAGAATTGGGTTGATACCGATCCGCTTTTAATCGAACTCACAATGATCAGGGAGTCTGATGAGTATTTGAAATCTGCTGGAACAAACCGGCTTCAACACTATCTAAACGCCCACAAATTGCTCTGGCCGGAGGACGAACAACATCGCTGGTTTGTAAAAGGACTGAAATCCATTGTTGAAAATAAGGTGAGTGTATTTCTTGGAAGCGCAAGTTCTGGAAAAACTTATTTGATGGCCGCTCATTGCCTGATAACTTTTTGGGCGTTCCCTTTCACATCGTTTGCGCTGGTTTCCTCGACGGATATGCGGAGTCTTGACCAAAAAATTTGGGGGAGGGGAATCAAGTGGCTTTTCAATCGTGCGCGGGAGCGTTACCCGTGGCTGGAAGGTTATCTGCTCGAATCTGCAAGAGCGATTGTCCCGGACAAAATTGACGATGAAGGCCAATTCGCAAGATTGCTTTCCAGAGGTATAGCTTGTGTGCCCTGTATTTCAGGTGGCCGCTTCGTTGGCATGGGAAAATATCAGGGCGTTAAAGCCCCTAGCTCGCCCGGAAAACATGACGGCCTGTTGACTCATTACGGAGATGAATCCGCCGTTATGGAGACCAGCTATCTCGACGCATACACAAACTGGACTGTGGATGATAATTTCAAGGGCGTCCAATCTGGCAACCCGACTGACATATCCGACCCCCTTTGCACCGCCGCCGAGCCGATTGGCGGTTGGGACTCATTCATTGACAATGGTAAAACTCAAGAGTGGACTTCGCGTTGGCATGATGCCCATGTCGTTGCGTTCGATGGCAGGGACACTCCAAACAATGACCAGTCGGGAACAAAATATCATTTCCTGATTTCAAAACCGTTTATCGAAGGGCTGCGAAAAACTTATGGCGACGATTCATGGCAACTCTACCAGCAGGGCATCGGTAAACCGTCAAAAGGGATGGTATCAAACCGCGTCATCACCATCGGTCTTTGCGAACAGCATCACGCCTTTGATTCTGTTGTCTGGAAGGGAACGCCGCGAACGAAACTCTACGCTTTAGACCCGGCGTATGGCGGTGGCGACCGTTGCGTTGGTGGAGAGTGCGAGTATGGTGAGGACAAGGACGGCAACATTATCTTCTCGGTAGGCACACCGGAAATAATTCCAATCCGACTGAACGCATCGCTCGATGCCGAAGGACAAATAGCGGAGTTCATCAAACAGCAATCCGACCGGCTCGGTATTCCACCAAAAAACATTTTCTACGATTCATTTGGGCGCGGCACACTCGGATCATCCTTCGCAAAGCAGTTCGGTTTCAACTGCCCAATTCCTGTGGACTCCGGCGCGCGTCCAACTGACAGGCCAGTGCGATTCGATTTATTTGTGGACGATGGAAAGAATGGGAAACGGCTGAAACGGTGCGATGAGCAATACCAAAAGTTCGTAACCGAATTGTGGTATTCTATGCGAGAAGCCATTGAGTCAGATCAAGTGCGGGATTTGCCGATGGAAGTCGCCCAAGAAGGCCAGTGCAGATTGTTCAAAACTGTTGCCGGAAACAAAATCGAAGTCGAACCCAAGGAGGACATGAAGGAACGGTTAAAGAAATCTCCCGACCTGATGGACTGGTGTTGCGTAGCCCTTGAAGGAGCTAGGCAACTTGGCTTCCAGATTCAACGCATTGGCCGGAACGTGATAAACGCAGATAGCGATGAAAATTATTTCACAAAAGAAGCGGAAGAATGGGACAACGCTATCAAGGCCGGACTTTTGAAGCATTGACAAAAATTTAATTTCTGATAATCTATGTCTAATGAATTGTGATGTTTTTACAAAAAAACCCTCTCGGAGTAAAAAGTTGTGTATATCTTAAAATCCTATAACAATCCGCTGCCGAACAATTATGTTTATGAACAGAATGGCCATAGCTTCAAAGCCAACCCCATCATCGAGGAAGTGGTCAAGGATGTCTCTAACTTTCGAGTCGCCAATAATCTTCCCCGTGCCAGTCTGTCAGAGTGCCTCGAAGATGTGGACTGTTACAACTGTGCCATTCGGAAAAACGACGGGCGGTTTTGTTGGGATTCTCCCGAATCGTTTGAACGAATCCACAAAGACCACCGTTTCGTTAAACAAAATTGTGCAGGCTGCGGAACGGTTGTAACCCAAAATTGATTTTATGCCAAACTGGGAAACTCCACAAAAAGTTTTGGAAACAATTCAAGCCGGAGACGAAACAGAATTTGAACGCGGTAAAAACCGTGTCCTCGTAAATAAGGCGGCAAACAACGATGAGTTAGTGGAAAAAGCAGAAGCCAAACGAATTGGCATGGACATTAACATCCGATGGGGAGAACCTATGGAGTCGTTGTCTCACGCACGCCGTCAATACCTCACCAACTTCTGTTCACAAGACAATTATTTTACCGTGTCCGTTCCCAAAGCACCGGAAGAAGTGCGGTCTGATTGGGGCGATTTCATCACCGAGTTCATCAATGACGTGATGAAGGAGGGCGAGCATGAATTGGATTACTTTGAAGTGCATCGCTCCAAATGGTCGGGGGTCGTCAGTCACGGCATAGGCCCTATAATGTGGGAGGACACTTACAACTGGCTTCCGCGATACGTTGCCATTGAGGACTTGCGAGTTCCCACCGACACCGAGCTTTCATTCCGCAACCTCACTTGGTTTGCCGTTCGCATACCCTATACGCCGGGAGAACTTTCTCGCAAGGCATTTTCCAAGACTAAGAGTAAGTTCAAATGGGACAAGAAGGCTGTCTCGGCAATTTTGGAGAATGTCAAAGAGTGCAATACCACGATGGCCGAAAACAACTACGATTTCAACACCGTGCCGGAGAAATTTGAGGAATTACGGAAGCAAAATGCCGGTTACTGGTCTGGGGACGCCATGCCGACAATCAATCTTTGGCATTTTTACCACGAGGACGATGACGGCAGTTGGCATCTGAAGGTCGTCCCTGAAAACAACACGTCAGGTGTTACCGCCGAGGCTGATGACAAATTTATCTGTGAACATGAGGGAGCGATTGCTTCAAGTTGGCGTCATATTTTGCACGTTCAGTTTGGTGACTTGAATAACAAAGCACCGTTTTTGTATCACTCCGTCCGCTCGCTCGGATTCGCTCTCTTTGAAACATGTTTCTGGACGGATTTTACCCGTAACCGGCTGCTCAAACACACGCTCGATCAGTTCAACATACTGCTTCGCATAGCCGACCCTGTTGATCGCGCTCGCGCCCAGATTCAGGTATTTCAAAATCTCGGCGTAGTCAAACCAGGCGTGTCCATTGTGCCCGCCGCCGAACGTCACCAGATTGATTCCGGTCTCGCTGAAATGGCGTTGGCAATGGGCAAGCAATTACAGCAGGAAGCATCCACGGCCTACACCCAAAACATTGACACCGGCACGCAGAAAGAACAAACCGCATTCGAGACGGGCGTGAAAGTCCAACAGACAAATGCCATGCTGTCAGGACTAATGTTGGTAGCGCGTATCTACGAGAAATCCGCTGCCAAAGAAATCTGCCGCCGGTTCTGTCTAAAAAAGTCCGATGACGAGGACGTGATGGCTTTCCAAAAGGCTTGCAAAAAGCATGGCATAGCAGAGGAATGGATTGATGTAAAAAAGTGGCGCGTGGAAATCACACAGCCGCTCGGTGGTGGCAACCCCACAATGGCAATGGTGGAGGCGGAGAACGCAATGAAGTTACGTCCCATGCTCGACCCGTCCGCACAGACCGAGGCGTTGCACGACGCAGCAGTTCAAATGGTCGGCTCGCGCCGGGCAAAAAGATGGGTGCAACCCGGCAAGAAGGTTGTTTCCGATGCCGCTTCCGCCGCCGCAGCCAATTTCCCTTTAATGATGCTTGGTATGCCGCCGTCCATCCCCGAAGGATTGAACCCCATCGAACAGATTCAAAAACTGCTCGAATTGTGCGTTCGTTACATCCAGAAGATTGAAGCCACAACCAAACTTGCAACACCAATGGAACTCATTGGTCTGCAAAATGTGTCTGCGTTCGTCGGCAAACTGATTCAAGGGATGCAAGGTGATGCTGGCAATGAACCGAAGATGAAGGAATTTGCAAAGGCATGGAGCCAAGTCAACAACGAAATCAAAAAGTTGCAGCAACACCTTCAAATGCAGATGCAAAAGCAACAGCAACAAAACGGCAACGGCGAGTTGCAACAGCAAATGGCCGAAACAAAGGTCAAGCTGGCCGGAAAACAAGCCGAGACGCAACAGAAATTAAAATCGAAGGAACTTGCCGAAATTCAGAAGCGGCGGCACAAAGACACGTCGTTTGTTGCCGATCAAAAAAGGCAAAATCTAAAGGCCGTGGCTGATATTGCGCGGGGAGCGAGACAACCGCTTGGGGAAAAGTAGAGGGTGTTATGCCCGAATACTCTGCTTTTGAAATGTCTGAGATGCGCCAGAAACAGATGGTGGAACAAGCCGTCAAGAAATCTGGCGTGTCGCAAGAAAAAGAGTTTGATAAAATTGAACTCAAGGCTGATAAACAACGCATCCATGAAGCATTGAAAAACTCGCGCGGTCATCACACGATAAGAGTTGGGAGTAAATTGCCATGAATATCTGCGTCCAAGCAATTCCCCACAAAGAACAATTTTACAACACTGTTGGAGATTGGCGTTGGGACAAGGAGGGAACACTTCAAATCCGGGTTTCAAAAATGTCAGACTGGCGTTACGAAGCCTGTGTTATAATTCACGAATTGGTCGAGGCGGCTCTTTGCAAATACTCAGGTGTTGGACAAAAACAGGTGGACAGATTCGATATTGCCTTTGAAAAAAATCGCAAGGAGGGCGATGAAAGTGAGCCGGGCGATTCTCCTGAAGCTCCCTATCGCACGCAGCATTGCATCGCAACTGGTGTTGAAAAAATCGTCGCCGCGTTTCTTGGAGTGGTTTGGAAATCCTACGAATCTGAAATCAACGCCTTGTGAAACCAACAAAAGAAATCATCGCCTTGGTTGCGGACACGGGTTTGTTCATCCATGTCGCGCGTCGGCTCGCCCGTGAGTATAAAAAAGTCCTATTTTGGTCACCATGGGAAACAGCGTTTCCGAAGTTCAAAGACGATATTGTGGGCGACGGTTATGAAGAAATTATCCGCGTCGAATCCGTTGAATCCGTGCTGGACGAAATTGATTTGGCCGTGTTCCCCGACATCGGTTATTCCGACCTGCAACTTCAACTCATCAAGCGCGGCATCCCGGTCTGGGGTTGCCGCAACGCCGATGAACTCGAAGCCCGACGCGGGAAGTTTCTTGAAGTGCTGAAATCACAGACGAATTTGCCCGTTCCAAAGTGCGAGAAAATCAAGGGCGTAACCAATCTCCGGTTGTTCCTCAAAGACAACCCCGACCAATACATCAA